CTCAAGCGCTCTTGCCAAACCTGGCAAACCGGCTCGCGCGGCGCCTACCCCCAGCGCGGGGCCAAGGCCCGCAGTGCCTGCGATCTGAGTGCCAACGCGGCCAACTGTGCGACCTGTGGCGTCTGGTTCGGCACCCAGCACTTCAGTAGAAAACTGTTCAATCAGCGCGCGACGGCGTGCGTTCTCAGCAGCGCTCTCAAACGGGCGAATGACCGTAGACCCAATACTGCCCAGCCCTTCTACAATGCCGCCCCGTATGTTGCGCTCGGCCTGCGCAATGGACGCGCGCGCTTCGGGCGAAATGAAAGGAATCGCTTCAGCGGTGGACAGACGCGCGGCAGACGGCGCGGGCTCTAGCCCCGACACGTCATAGCCGTTGTTGCGCAGCTTTTCTACAAGCTGTGCTTTTGTCGTGCCTTCGGGCACGTTCTGAATGATCGTACCGTCAGGCAGCCGCACGTCCATTATTTCAGGCTCCCAAAGTCAACAACGCCTTTGGACTCTCCGGGCGCAACCCCTCTGGGCGTGCTGCTGCGGCGATCTGTGACGCCGGGGCGCCCGCCAGGTGCAGGTTGCGAGGCAGGCTCTTGCGCGTAAAATCGCCTAAGGTCATCTATTTTTTGAATTGCGGCCTGATAGCTTTCGCCTGGGTTAGATAGCGCATCAAGGTTAAGGCGCAATTCAACGTTAGAGTTGAGTTCAGAGGCAGACTTCCCGGTCATCTTTTTAAGCGCAGACATCAAAGCCATGCGCGACGCTGTAATTCTGTCTCGTATCGTTTGAGCTTCCGATCCCACTGCACGGCCAGCTACTTGGCCTATGTCACTAGCTTCAGCCTTAGATATAAGATTACTGAGAGGACCGCGCTGCTCACTAGAAATAGCTCGCCTACGATTAAGTTCATCAAAACTTGCCTGCAAGGTGTCAAGAATCTCAAGAAACTGTTCACGTGCCGCAGATTGTTCCGCCGCGCGCTTGCCCGCCGCCGGCTCTTTCCCAGCGATACCTACAACACCTGGCGCGGTAAAGCCGCCGCCGGTGTAGACGCGCGCGTCAACCTTCAACATGCGAGTAGGATCGTCGGGGTCAACGACATCCGTGAGCGTCGGCGCTGCTGAACGGCCCAATGCGTCGATGCGGTTTTCAACCTCCGTGCGCTGCATGCTGCCCGGCGGCAAAGTGTCGCGCAGCTCTTGCAAGCGTTGCAGTTCAGTTTTCTTTTCTTCTTTTACTTTGTTCGCTGCCGCACGCGCAGAGATCATCGCCGCCTCACCGCGTACGCCCGCTGCTTTTGCTGTGTCCTCTGCGGCTGCGGTCTTGCGCTCGTCGAGTTGATTCTTCACAGAATCTATGACAGCGATTGAGCCTTTTATTACGTTATCAACAGTCGCTTGATCGTAGGCTTCTGGGATGTCTTGCTCGGTGCCGAACCCGCGCTGAATAGCCTGTTGGCGCGCCATGCTGTAAGAGAGCTGGTCTTTGACACCAACAAACAGCCGCCCCATTAGCTCAGCTTTTGTCTTGACAGCGTTTAGCCTAGCCACCTCTTCTTCACGCGCGGTCTTCTGGCGAGTGGCTTCTTGCTGGAGCACTTGACCGGCTTGCTGGAAAAAGCCGCCCTTCTGTAGCCTACCGGCGACGTCGGCTGCGGGAGCGTCTGGCGCAACGCCCGACAGGATCCCTTCAAGCTCTTGAGATCGACGCTGCTCGCGCATGGCGTTTTGCATCTGCATCTCGCCCATGCGCTGCTGCTGGAGCGCGTTCTGGATCTGCGTGGCTTGCGCTTGCATAGCCAGCGGATCGGGCAGCTCAAGACCTTTGACTTGCAGCGCGAGTCCGGGTTGGATTGGCATGATGTGTCCTTAACCTATAGCCGGAGCGTAAACAGACGACCGGATCTGGTTAGCCAGATTTTGACCGGCACTATACCGCGCAAATTGGTTGAGCGCGTTGGTAATGGCGTTGGCCGAGCCGATCCCACCGGCTGCTTGCGCCGCGCCGATGTCGGTTGTCAGGTTGCCTGCGGTTTGCCCAAACGCCCCCGCAGCAGCTCCTTGATTAGCCGCCGCAGCCTGGCCCAACGTCGTCAGGCCCGACAGCGGTTGCAGTCGGTTGGAGCGCTCTGTCTGGTAACGATTGAAAGCGTTGCCGTACTCTTGCGAGCCCATCTCTTGACCGTAGCGCTGCAAAGCCTTGCCGGTAGCGCCGGACAGTAGACCGCCTCTCGCGGCGCGACTGGCCTCGAGCGCCTTCATGCCTTCGCTCAACCGGAACGCATAGCCTGGGTCTTGCTGGAAGTCAGACATGCCAAACGGCCGCGCGAACTTGCCGTATTCAGACGCAGCGGTGTTGCCTGACAGCCCGAGCAAGTTGAGAAGCTGGTTCTGCGCCGTGATGCCGGCTGCGCGGTAGGGCTCTTGCAGCGCTTTCTGCTCGTTAAAGATGTCACGCGCAAGCTGACGCGCCTCGCGGGCCGATTGTGCTTGGGTTTCGGCGGCGTCTGTAGCCGCGCGAGAGCCGGTGATGGCGCTAAACAACGCGGACAGCGGTACGCCGTAATCTTTGGCAAACTTGGCAATATCACTAAGATTGAAGCCAGCACTTGTGATGGCCGCAGCGTCCGCGCCGCTAATAACGGAGCCCGTTACGGGGTCAAGGATGTCGCCCGCGCCGCCGTAACCTGAGATAGTTCCTGCGCCCGCGCCGGTTGCGGTGCCAGCACCAGCACCAGCACCAGCACCAGCACCAGCACCAGCACCAGCCCCAGCACCAGCGGCGGCAGCGCCTAGCCCGGTAGCGGCATCAGCGCCGGTGAGCACTCCGCCGGTTGCAGTGTTCAGCACATCGCCTGCGCCGCCGTAGCCTGCAAGGGTGCCGGTAGCCAGTGCGTTCGAGCCCGTGCTGACGCCCCCAAGACCTGCGTCAAGGGCCGCAAGTTCTGCTGCCGTTAGCGCGTTTGTGCCAACAGCAGCAGGCGCAAGCGCGTTAGACGCCCCCAACAATCCTGCGCTGGCGTCCGCAGCGGCAAGCTCTGCCGCAGTTAAGGGAGTCGCAGCGCCCATCGTCGCCAGTGGCGAAGTGGCGACCGGCGTGGCGACGGCGGTTGGTGCCGCAGACGCCAGCGCTGCTGCGGCCTCCATGTTGCCGGCAGCCGCCAGCGCCTCAGCGCCTGACGCTGCAATCATTTCGGCCGCTGCGGCCTCAGAGACAGTAGCGCCCGCCGCGTCGGTAAAGCCAAGCCCTGGCGCGTAGTACATGCCCAGCGCCGCTGCTGCAACCTTCACGACGTCGGGGTGCACGCCCAGCGTGTTGGCGATCGGGTCGACTACGGTGTCAACGACGTCGCTTACCGAGCCAAGAAAATCTTTGCCAAGATCGACAAGACCACCGCCAACATCAGAGATAAAACTAAAGAAGCTGCCGAACATAATGTTCTCCTAGCTGATCTCTCGACCGCTAACTCGTAAGCTCATAGACGCGGCAAGACTGCCAAGCGTTGAAATGGAGTCGCCCAAGTTCAGGATGTGCCCTGCAATCTCAGGAAACGTGTACGCCTCGCTAGGCTGCAATGACTTGTTCTGCACGACCAAGTTGCTGCTCTGCGCAGTCTGTCCCGCTGGCACGATGTTGACGCTGATCGTCCGCGCCGCAGCGCTGTAGTTGACCACGGTGAACTTGTCGATGATCGTAGCAGTGGTGGGCGCAGTGTACTGCGTTGTCTGTACCTGCTCAACTGCTTTGGACTCGACCAGCGTCTTAGCGGTAATGGGCATGTCAGTCCTCAGCGGGCAACGGTTGGTTGCCTTCGGCTAGCCACGCCAAATACATGCGGTAGTCGCCGTTACCAAGGTCTACGGGAATCCATGCGCCGTCAGTTACCCGATAAATTACTTCTGGACGTTGGGTCAGTTGGTACATGACTATAGTTCCGCGTTAGCAAGCCAGTGGATAGAATACAAACCTCCTGCCGTAACCGCCGTACTTCCGGTGGCGATAAAACCAGAATCGCCAATGTTAGCTGTGGCCGCAGTAGGTGTTACGCCAGCAACGGTTTCCCAATTAGCAGACGCCGCATTAGGTGAGTACAGCGTCATTGTGGGGGCGCGGCGTTTGG